AAAAAAGCGGCGGGGGGGGCACCCGGGTTTTCGCGCTGAGCGCCCGCGCGTTCCCCCTGCCGCTGTGCATTTTCTCGATCTGCCCACTTTCCAGCGGGGCGGCCCGGCCAAAAAAACGCCGAAAGACCCTGCTCGCGTTGACGGGGGCAGAACCGGGACGACCAAGACAAGGGCCGGGGTATGAGCGACGAGGACGGCCTGATCCGCCTGTCGTGGCGGCCGCCAGGGCCAGTGGCCGAGCGGTTCATGGCCGCAACGCGGAAGGTTCAGATCCTCAATGGCCCGATCGGGTCGGGAAAAACCACGACCTGTCTGATCAAAGGGATGCAGCTCGGCAGCCGCCAGACCACCAGCAAACGCCGTTTCGCCAGGAACGCTCAGGGCGAGCGGGCGCTGGTGCATCTGTTTCGGTTCGGTGTGGTGCGTGACACCTATCGCCAGCTCTGGCGCACCACGCTGCCGAGCTGGTTCAAGCTCGTGCCCCGGGAGATGGGCACCTTCAACGGCGGCGAGAACGGCCCCGCCACCCACCGGGTCAACTTCCAGCTCGATGACGGCTCGATCGTCGATTTCGAGGCGTATTTCCTCGCGATCGGCGAGAACGCAGCCGAAGACGTGATGCGCGGGTTCGAGGTGACCGCCTGGTATCTCAACGAGCTCGATCTGCTGGACGAGGACGTGCTGACGTTCGCGGTCGGGCGCGCCGGGCGGTTTCCCGACATGGATGACGGCGGTCCGAACTGGCACGGTGTGCTGGCCGACGCCAACGCGCCCGAGCTGCGGTCCTGGCTCTACACCAACATTTTCAAGCTCAGCCCGTCGATGCTGGCCGAGCTCGATATCGACCTGTTCCAGCAACCAGGTGGCCGCAGCCCGAACGCCGAAAACCTGATAAACCTGACGCCGGACTACTACGGCGGGCAGGCTCGCACCAACGCGCGGAAGGCTTGGTACATCGCCCGCATGATCGACAACAAGCCGGGGTTTTCCCGCGAGGGCCGCCCGGTTTATGCCGACTTCGCCGATACCGTCCACACCGCGCTGACCGAACTTGAATTCATCGAGGGGCTGGCGCTGCTGATCGGCCTCGATGCCGGGCTGAACCCGGCAGCGGTGTTCAACCAGCGGCTGCCCAACGGGCAATGGCGCATCATCGACGAGCTGGTTGGCGAGACCGGCACCGGAGCGACGCGGTTCGGCGAGGCGCTGGCGCGGCGATTAAAGGATCGTTTCCCGAACGCGCGGACGATCCGCGGCTATGCCGACCCCTCGGCCGCCGACGGCAACGACAAGCGCGCCGGCGAGCAGTCATGGATCCAGATCGTCAGCAGCAAGACGGGTATCCCCATCATCCCGGCGCCGACCAACCGGTTGATCCCAAGAATCGACGCCGTGACGCTGCCGCTGACGCGCATGATCGACGGCCAGCCCGGCCTGACGCTCAGCCCGCGCTGCATCCTGGTGCGCGAGGGCTTCAATTCCAGCTACCGGTTCCGCCGCGTGCGCCCAGGCGTGGAGGAGTACCACGACGAACCCGAGAAGAACGAGGCGAGCCACCCGCACGATGCGCTGCAATACGTCTGCCTCGGCGCTGGCGAGCACGCCGCGGTGTTCGACCGCAAAGAGCAACGCGCGCGCGCACAGCGCAGCGTGCAGCACGAGCACGAGTGGAACCCGCTTGAAGTTGGAGGGTAGCCATGATGCCGGCACGTCAGAACTGGTCGCAGGACCGCCAGGCCGAGACCGGCGACGCGGTGCTGCGCGGCCGCCAGGCGCATGTGTCGTGGAAGGTGCTGACCGCGCTGTATGGGCGGAGCCGCCAGCATCTTTGGCGCTGCGCCCAAACTATGAGACAGAAACCGGCCGATTATGAGACACAAAAGGCCGATTATGAGACATCTTAGCGCTTGCACGACGCGGCGGCTGACTGAAACCCTGGGGAGGACGCAACAACAGCCCCACGGGAGACGCGCCCAATGGTCAAGCTCGGCGACATCGGCACCTTTGTGCCGCACCCCGAACACCTGCACCTTGAGCACTTCGGCTCCCTGGTCGGTGTCGTCGGCCAGGTGCACGGGGACGGCGACATGCGCATGGTCGACGTGCTGGTGCTGGTGCCGAACAAGCCCGTGGAGTGGCACGCCGTTCCGATCTCGGACGATGCCAAGGCCACCAACGTGTTCCGCCCGGCGGCCGACGCGGACCGCCGAGTCGTCAGGAACGAGTCGGAGATGGTTGGGAGCGACCGGTCCCCGCAGTCCGGTTTCACCGGCCCGACGCCGCACGCCAACGATCCCCATGCACCCCCGGCGCAACGACCGGGCGGCGCGGCTACGGACGCCGCGCCGCCCTCACCGATGACGCTCGGCGACAGGCTGCGGAGCAGGATCACGCAGGCCAACACGCAGGCCAACACGCAGGCCAACACGCAGGCCAACACGCCGACCCCTGAATGGCGCGATGACGCCTTCCTCGGCGACTGACCATGCTGCCGGACACCTATCGGTGCGACGCATGCTTCTACTTCCGGCTGCCGAACGCCGCACCGCCGCCGACTGCGCCGCGGCCGGGCGCGGTGGACTATCCACGGCGCGGACTATGCCAACGCTACCCGGTGCCGATCGAAAAGCAGCCCACTGACCGCTGCGGTGACTTCGCCTCCAACGAGGAATTACAACCGAAATGAGCGCATCGACGGGCACCCGCACACGGCAGAACGTGCAGAAGACGGCGACGCCAAGCGAGTCCGAGAGCAGCACCCACACGCGCGACGTCGGGATGACCAAGAACGTCACCGCGAGCTGCACGTTCGTCAACTCCACAACGAAACAGGTGCAGGCCGCCAACGGCACGTTTGCCGCTTTCGCACTCAATGACCTGATCCTGGTCGAACGCACCAACCATAACAACGGGGATTTCGTGGTAACCGCGATCGACACCGTCAACCAGGCGTATCTGACGCTGGCGCCGAGTCCGTCAAACGAAGGCCCGCTTACCGCAACGATCCGGAGCGCCTGATGGGCTGGGTTTCGCACTCCGGCTCGACCGGCATTGACCACTCGGTAAACGCGGCGTCGCTGACCGGCCTCAACCTGCTGATGACCATCGCCGCAAACACGCAGCGAAACAATGTGGGCGTGCAGAACCAGAGCGTGGCTACGTTGACGGTGGCGCGTGACGACGGCGCCGGCGGCAACCTCACCGTGCTGATCCTATCTCCCGCGGGGAGCGCCGGCGCCCAGGGCGACGATTGGAGCAGTATGACGTTCAAGGGGCGCCTCAGCGTGTACGGAACGGCCGGATCCCAGGTCGCCGGATGGGAAGACTGATGCGTCGCTATCTCCACGTCCTTATCGTCGCGGCCTGCGCTTGCATTCCACTCGCGTCGTCGGCGCGCGCTGGTGAGTTTGGCGGCCCGCCGTCGCAGACCGGTGTGATCTCGGGGACCTCCGTCGTCTCCAGCCCAGCTAACCCAAACCCAATCGGCCCATGCGACATCATCGCCGCAGCGGGCCAGAATTGTGTCGCAGCGCACAGCGTGGCGCGCCGGCTGTTCGGCGCTTATACTGGCCCGCTCTTTCAGTTGGAACGCACAAGCGACAGCACCACCGCCAATATCGGGTCGCTGGCCAGTGGCCTCTACAACGCAGCCGCGGTGGCCAGCTTCTGCTTGGGAACTGATTGTCTGGTGAGCGAACTATTCGATCAAACCATCAATGCCAACCACCTGCTTGTTTACACGGCAAACATGGCCGCGTGGAATATAGACCACAGGAACGGATTGCCAGTTCTTAACAACGTTAACAACATGTCTAGCTATGATAACAGCAATCGGACTGGGGTGAATATTCCCACTGGGGCCGCGCCGAAGACGCTTTACTACGTTCGAGCCGCCGACTGGTATGGGACTTGCTGCGGCGACTATGGACTAGCTGAGAACCCGGTCGCCACGAACTGCCCGACACAAACCAACTGTCCGTCTGGTGCGATGTTCTCTCTGGCGTACGAGAATAACTACAATCCAGGTTTCTACACCGCCAACCCATCCCAACTTGGTGTCGGGCTAGACACCGAACGCTGGCTTCCGACCGGGCCGCTGGCGTTTTATCCTATAATTTTGAGCGCTTTCGGAAAATATGACGGGGCGAACGTCGAACTGGTTGAGGTTGGGGACGCGACGAAAGGGACGCTCCGCGTTCTGTTCCAGACCGTGCCATATGTAAATCCACCTATCACAGAGAATGGTATCGTTCTCGGATCGGGTGGCGACGCCACATTTGAGGCGACAGAGTTTTTCGAGGGCGCGATCGTCGCAGGTGAAACAACGCTCGCGACGGATCAAGCGGTCCAAGCAAATGTTGTTGGGTTCTACGGACCGCTTCTCGTTGATACGATTGTTCCATATTCTGATTTCCAACAGGGCGGGGTCGTTAGTGGAACCGCCCGGCAGACTGATACGCAGCTGAATGGTGGTCTGTATGGCCTCCGGCGCTTGCGCCTCAGCTACACCGGCTATGCTGCGCTGATCGAGCGCGCCAGCGATCTCACAACGCAGAATGTTGGATTTTCTCCAACTGGCGATTTTGACGATGCATCTGCTCAGGCGTTTTGCGCTGCAACGACTTGTTCCGTAAACACTCTCTACAATCAGTCAATTGAATATAGATCAAATATTGCACATAACCCAACCGTGGCGTTATCCCAACCCGTGGGAGCGGATCAACCATTATTGACGTTCGCCAATCTCTCTGGCCGCACAACGATGCACTTTAACGGCTCACAGAACCTATGCACTGCAGCCCCTGACGTTGCCCTCACTCCGCTGTGGGCCATAATGGCAGTCGCACGGCGAACCGGGGCTTACACGACGGCTGCGGCAGTGGTTGGCAACAACCAGTCCTACTCGCAGTATCTTGGTTTCTCGGCCATCGCGAGCACGGCCACAATCGTTTCCAACACGGCCTCAGCAACCGCCCCCCTGACTGATGGCACTTGGGGGCTGTTGGTCGGAAATAATCTGAACGGATCGGTCTCGGTTGCGGTCAACAATGGGATCCCAGGGACTGGCAGCGGCACCACCGAGCAATTTGCACAAAAACTGTGTATTGGCGGGTCTGGCACCGGCGGTTCCACCCCGCTTACCGGCGACGTGGCCGAGGTGGCGATCCTCGGGACGACACCAACGACGGCGCAGGCGGTGTCGTATTACAACGACGTTCATGCCTACTACGGGGGGGCGTTCTGATGCGCTCCCTGATACGTGCTATCCTTGCTGCTACCTTCATTGCCCTCTCTCTGCCGCACGTCACATATGCACAAAGCTCCGCTGTGCAGAGTGGTCGTGTGACTGCCACTAATCCAAGCGCCACTACGAGCGGCCATGTTGCGACGTGGGGTGGCACGAATTGCGCGCCGGGGGCGTGTCTTGGGGATGGCGGCGGAATGCCTGCGCTGGCTGCCAGCTATGCCGCTACCCCCGCCACCGGGGGCAGTGTCGTCCCTGCGGCCAACACGACACTGATCTACCTCACACCAGCGGGCACGCTCGCAACGCTGACTGTCCATCTCCCCGCCTTGAACGACGGCCAATCGGTGGTGATCTTCTCGACGCAGATCATCACCGCACTGACCGTCGCAGCACCGGCTGGCGGCACGCTGACCGGGGCAACACTGAAGACGTTGACGGCGAACACTGCGGCGGCGTTCTTAAACTCTGGCGGCGCAAGCGGGAAGTATGCGTTACAGGCGGCCGTTTTGGGCGCCGCAGTGCAGTCGAAGCCGTCCAACCCAACGGCCCCGGCGAGTGTGTCGGCCTACACGATGCAGGGGCTTGCCGGCGCGATTACGCCCGTCCGGTCGGGCAATATCGCTATCTCGGTCTGTTTCACAATCACCAACACTTCTGGCAACGCCGGCGATGGGATCGCCTACCAGCTCTCGTACGGCACCGGCACGGCGCCGTCGAACGCCGCCACGCTGGCGGGAACGCAGATCGGCACCATCGGAACCTACGAGAACTCGGCCGCGCTGACCGCGGCGGACGTGGCGTTGCCGACCTGCCAGATGGCGAACGTGACCGGGCTCACGCTCCGCACCCCCTACTGGATCGACTTGGCGGCGGAGAGCGTGGCGACCATCTCGGTGACCGCGCTCACCGCGGTCAACATCAGCGCCGTCGAGAACTGAGGACCCGGGACGTGTCTGGAAGCAGCTACTATGACCTGATCGCGGCGATCGACCTGTATGCGCCGGGCGTCATCCTGCAACGCGAGGTGCAGGACGGCGTCGCGGCGGCCTACGAAGCCAACCTCTGCACGCCGGTTACCGAGGCCCAGGTGCTGGCAGTGACCGGCCCGCTGCCGGTCGCACCGACCGAGCTGCCGCGCTTTGCCGATTCCAACCCTGATCCGATGCCGCGCAAATGAGCTTCGGGGGCGCCAAAATGCCGGCCGTGCCAGCCGCGCCGCAGCCGGCGCCGACGCCGACCGATCCGGCGGTTGAAGCCGCGGCCGACGCCTTGCGGCAAACCCAGGCCGAGGCCAGCGGTCGCGGGTCGACCATCCTGACCAGCGGTATGGGTGTCAGCACAGCGCCACCGGTGCTGCGCAAGACGCTGCTAGGCCAATAGCGATGGCCGTGGACCTTGCCGCCGAAGCCATCGAGAGCTGGGAAACCAAGAACGGCGCGCGAGGCGTTTGGCTGACCCACTGGCAAGACCTCAGCAACTTTCTGTTGCCGATCCGGGCCGATTACATCACGCAGCGCACGCCCGGCCAGAAGCTGATGCAATACATTTACGACAGCACCCCGCTTTGGGCGCTGGAGCAGTTCGCCGCCGGCCTGCACGCGTTGCTGACCAGCCCGACGCTGCCGTGGTTCGGCCTGAAATGCATGGACGACCGCATGAACGCCGACGGCGCCAACATGGCCTGGCTGCAGGACGCCGGCGATCGGATGTATTCGATATTCAACGGCCCGACACACAACTTTGCCAGCCAGTCCGGCGAACTTTACCTGGACATCGGCAGCATCGGCACTGCCGTCATGGCCGAGCTGGAAAGCCACCGCTCCGGGATCCTGTTTTCGACGCGCCACCTCAAGGAATGCTGTCTGGCGGAGAACGAGGAAGATCGCATCGACACCTGCGTGCGCCGCTGGGACTACACCGCCAAGCAGGCGGTGCAGGCATGGGGCAAAGAGGCCGGCCCGAACGTGCTGAAAGCCTACGACGAACGGCCCGAAGCGCTTTTCAGCTTCATCCATTCGGTGAAGCCGCGCCATCTGCGCGACGTGAACCGCGCCGACGGTCGCAACAAGCCGTGGGAATCGGTCTATGTGTCGGTTGCCGATCGCACGGTGATCAGCGAAAGCGGCTTCAACGAATTCCCCTACCACTGCCCGCGATTCAGCAAGAAGGCGTCGGAGATCTACGGCCGCGGCCCGGGCATGATCAACCTGCCCGACATCAAGATGCTGAACGCCATGGTGATGACCGTTCTGAAAGCGGCGCAAAAGGTGGTCGATCCGCCTCTGCAACTGCCGGACGACGGATTCATGGTGCCGATCAAGACGACGCCGGGCGGCTTGAACTTCTACCGTGCCGGCAGCCAGGACCGCATCGAGCCGCTGGAAACCAAGGGCCAGGTGCAGCTCGGCGTGGAGATGGTGAACGCGCTGCGCCAGCAGATCATCCGCGGTTTCTATGTCGAGTGGATGAGCATGCCGTCGGACGTGACCGATCCGCAGAGCGCCGGGAAGGGTGTCACCGCGACGTATGTGTTGCAGAACCGCGACGAAAAGATGCGGCTCATGTCGCCGATGCTGGCGCGGCTGCAAAGCGAGTTCCTTGGGCCGCTGATCGACCGCACGTTCGCGATCATGTGGCGCCACAGCCTGGCGCGGCGTTTCGGTCCCGACGCGATGTTCTCGCGCCCGCCGCCGAGCCTGTCCGGCGCCAAGCTGCGCGTGGAGTACATCAGCCCGATCGCGATTGCGCAGCGCAGCAGCCAGCTCGACGTGATCAGCCGCCTGGTGCAGACCGCGATTGCGCTGATGCAGCTCGATCCGCAGGCCGCCCAAGTGGTCGACGCCGAGGGCATTATCCGGCTGACCGGCAAGCTGCTGAACGCCCCAGCCGGCGCGCTGAAATCGGTGGCGGACGTGCAGCAGGCGCGCGCGCAGACGGCGCAGCAGCAGGCCGACCAGCAGCAGCAGTTGCAGGCCGCGGGCATGGCGAAAACTGCCAAGGACGGCAGCGCCGCGGTCGGCAACATGGCCGCCGCCGGCGTGCCGCCGCAGGCGCTGGCGCAGGGCATGATGGCCGCCGGCGCTGCCAACCAGAATCAGGGGGCTGCGCCGATGCAGCAAGCGGCATGAGCCGGCCATGGCTGGGTGCGCTCACCTCGCAGCAACTGCCGATGCCGGACATGCGGTGCGACTGCCCGGCCGGCGGGTGCCTGTACGAGCCATTGCGCGCGCCGCGCATCATCCTGCCGAGCCGCACGCCGCACATGTTCGGCCACACGCCGCTGCGCATCATGACCACGCTGCATTTTTGCGACGCGCACCGCTACGGATTCAACGTCGCGCACTACTGGACGGACAAGGTTAAGGCACGGGCCGAGCGTGTGGCGCGCGAGATCCGGCCGTTCGGTTTCCGGCCCGACTTCGAGGCCGCAACCTTGCAGATGGTGCTGATTACGACGCCGGAATACCGCCGCTTCCTGCTGGACATCGGCGCGCTGATCGCGACCCCGGAATTCATCGAGGCGCAAAAGCAGGGAGGGGCCTTTGCTGCTACCTGAGGCATGGACGCGCCGCGCCCGCATCGGCGCGCTGTATCGCGAGGTGTTCAGCGGCCCGGGCGGCGAGCAGGTGCTGAACGACCTGCTGCGCGAGGCCGGCGTGCTGTCCGTGAGCGCGGTCGCCGGCGATCCCGGCATGACCCACTTCAACGACGGCAAGCGGGCGATCGGGCTGCACATCATCGAACGGATGCGCTGGACCGAGCCGATGATGCTTGAGCTCGCGAAGCGCCAGGCGAACGCATCGCTTGCCAATACAGGAGCGGAATAAGATGCTGAGGATCATTTATTACGCACCCCCCGACGCGCCTGGCGGCGCTCCCCCCGGGACAAGCCCGGGGGCAGGCTCACCAGGTGCTCCCAGCGCAGGAGGAGCGCCGCCCGGCGCGGTAGCGCCGCCACCCGCCGCGCCGGCCGCGTTCGCGGACAGTCTGCCCGAGGCGATCAGGGCCGATGCGGTGTTCCGCGACATCAAGGATCTCGACGGGCTGGCGAAAAGCTACCACTCCGCCGCCAAGATGATCGGCGGGCGGCCCGAGGATCTGGTGAAGCTGCCGGGGATCGACGATGCCGAGGGCTGGAGCAGCGTCTATGCCAAGCTCGGCCGGCCGGAAAAGGTGGACGGCTACACCGTCAAGCCGCCGGCCGGGCAGGTCGCGTTCACCGAGGCCGACAAGACGTTCCAGGCGGCGATGCTGCCGGCAATTCACGCGGCCGGCCTCAATCAAAAGCAGCTCGACGCGGTGATCGCCGCCTATGAAGGTTTCGGTAACAAGATGGTCGGCGACGAGGGCGCCGCGGCGGTCGCGTTGCGCGCCAGCAACGAGGCGACGCTGAACCGCGAATGGGGCAAAGCCTACGGCGAGAACATGGCGCAGGCCCGCGCCGCCGCGGTGCACTACTTCGGCGAGGACGTGGCGAAGCTGTTGGAGGAAAGCCCGAAATACGGCGACTCGATCGGCATCGTCAGAGGGCTGGCGAAGCTCGGCAAGCAGCTCGCCGAGGACGGGGTCACGGGACGCGGCGGCGGCGGCACGGGCCAACTGGCGCCGGTCGAAGCACAGCAGCAGATCGCCGGACTGCTCGGCGAGGTGCAGTTTTCCAAAGCCTACACCGACAAAGCGAACCCGGGGCACGCGGCGGCGGTCGCGAAAATGTCGGCGCTGTATGAACAGGCTTACCCGGAGGAAGCAACCGCTTAACCGATTTTCGTGCCTCTCGCGGCGCCGGGGAGCTCGCAAGGGTCCGGCTGAGGCGAGCGTGACAAGCGAACGAAACGCGCCAGGCACGGGTCCGATATGGCGCGAGCTGCGCGGACTCGG